GTTGAGCCATATCGAGCAAATGCTTACAGACAGGATACCCTTTCTGGAGCGTATCTTAACAAGAACCGCTATCTAGATCAACTGATTAAATCTAAGATTGAATCGGGCGAAACAAAGCAGGACTATGATGAGGTCTGGTCGAGCATTATTGCAAATGATGGATCTGCTCAGCATCTAAGGTTTTTGACGCAAGATGAACGCGAAGTTTTTAAAACGTCCATGGAGATTGATCAACGTTGGGTTGTTGAACACGCTGCTGATCGACAAAACTTCATTGATCAATCTCAGTCAATTAATTTATTTTTCCGTCCTGATACAAACATTGTATACTTGCACGCAGTACACTTTTTGGCATGGAAGAAAGGCATGAAGACTTTATACTACTGTCGGTCTGAGAAACTTGGTAAGGCAGACAGAGTATCGAAGCGGATTGAGCGCGAAGTTATCAAAGAAATAGATATGTCCGCAATGATTAATGATGAAGAATGTATTGCATGCGAGGGATAAATGGCAGGTTATATAAAAGACACTGTTCTTTCTGAATCCGCATTAAAATTCGCAAAAGATTATTGTACTGACAATAAAGACTGGTATGATGTATTTCAGCATTATAATCTTTTTAATTTAAAGAGATTAGATGTTCCTAGTGAAGACTGGTATAAATTTGACGAAATAATAAAATATTCTAGAAGAAAAGATATTATTGGATTTTATTTTCTAAAATATATTCCTGGTTCTTTCACTAGATTTCACGCCGACCACAGTTCTGAGTTGACGATTGTTACTATGATAGATTCTGAAGATCTTGTTGGCGGTGATTGTCTTATTATGGATACATACAATGCTCCAGAACATGGTCGCCCAGAAAGAATGACTTGCGTCAGAACAATTGAAGAAAAGGAAAATCCTCCTTATGGTAGAACAATAATTCCTGAAGTTGTAACTTTGAAAGACGGAGAAAGTATGATTTATGGTAATGAATTAACTCATGCTGTTTCGAGAGTACATAAAGGACATAGATTAGTTTTAATTAGTTGGCACAAATCTTAATAACAAAAGGAATAAAAATGAGGCAAACTCTAACACAAGAGAGAGAATACTTCAAACCATTCAATTATCCTTGGGCATATGAGTCATGGTTGAAGCACGAACAATCACATTGGTTACATACGGAAGTGCCAATGGCAGAGGATGTCAAAGATTGGCAGCGTAAACTCACGCACGAGGAAAAAGCATTCCTCACAAATATTTTTAGATTCTTTACTCAGGGCGACATTGATGTTGCTGGTGGTTATGTTAACAACTATCTACCATACTTCAAGCAACCTGAGATTAGGATGATGTTGTCCGGATTCGCTGCGCGCGAGGCATTACATGTCGCTGCATACTCTCATCTTATCGAGACCTTGGGTATGCCCGAGTCCACGTATAACGAGTTCCTGGAGTACGAGGCGATGCGTGAGAAGCACGAATACTTTATCGACTTGTCCAACAAGAATGGTACGACTCAGTCGGTTGCCACTAACATCGCTGCTTTCTCGGCGTTTACTGAAGGCATGCAATTGTTCTCATCTTTTATCATGCTACTCAACTTTCCTCGTCACGGAAAGATGAAGGGTATGGGTCAGATTGTTACTTGGTCAATCGTAGACGAGACTATGCACGCTGAGTCTATGATTAAGTTGTTCCGCACCTATGTCGAAGAAAACCTTGAGATATGGAACGATGAACTCAAGTCTTCAATCTATGTTATAGCAGAAAAGATGGTAGAACTAGAAGATAAGTTTATTGATCTTGCCTTTGCTATGGGTCCTATGGAAGGACTGAAACCTGAAGAGGTTAAACACTACATTCGATATATATGCGATAGAAGGTTGATTTCTTTGGGTATGAAAGGCATTTTTAAAGTAAAGAAAAATCCTTTGCTTTGGGTAGAGGAAATGATTAATGCACCAACGCACACAAACTTCTTTGAAAACCGTGCTACTGATTATGCTCGGGGTGCTTTGACTGGCGATTGGAAAGAGGTTTGGGGAGCAGCATAATTGCATTCTGTTCAATTTGACAAAGATCCAAGTGGTCTTAGCCATGGCGGCGTTAAGGTTCAAAAGATACCAGATGACTGGGTTTCTCTTCTGAAAGAACAAGTCACACCTGAAATAATGATGCTTGCTAAAACTCCTGGCGAGAGTGGAGCGGAAAGGGGATGGAAAAACGACGTAATCTTCTCAGTAGGACATGAGTTAGAAGAATATCATAAAAATACAAATCCTGGAGAGCACAAACAAAACCTTAATGTTTATCGTCATTATGGTTGGAATAGGCATCCTGATTTTCCTCCTATCCTTCAAAAAATGATGGATCATCTAGATTGCAACAATATTTCTATGTTTATGTCTATGGAAGGAATTTGTAATGGCAGTTTAACATGGCACGTTGATGACTACCATGTTTGGGCATTTAACATCGAAGGAGAGACAACCTGGGAATATTTTAGTCTGCTTACTGGAAAGATAGAATCAGTAAGACTTAAACCATATGAAAATATAATTACTATGTCGAGTCGGGTCTCTCATAGGGTAATTATTCATACAGAAACAAGAGCATCTATAAGTATGATACAACCTTATACTCCTAAACATACTTGATAGCGAAGAGAATAATAAAATGGGCGAACAACAAGTATTTGAAATAATATGTGAAATATGCGAATCTTTCACTGAAGTTATTGTCGTAGATGTTGACGAGACTCCTTGTTTTTGCCCTATGTGCGGAGAGACAGTTGAAGCGCAATGATTATAATAGAAAAGTTTCTAGATAAAGAAACTTGTAGTGAACTTATAGAATGGTATGAGACAAAAGCAGAAAAGATAGTTTGGGCAGAAGAAGTTGAAGTCGCAAGACTTTACGAAAATAGCGAAAAATACGAAAATATTAAAAAACTATTCTTTCATCTTAATAAGTTTGGTATTGAAAATCTCGGACAATACCATTACATTCAAAACTTAGAAATTGCCAAAAGAGATCCAGGAATCGGTATGACCATTCATACCGATTATCCTCCTCATGCATTTACTCTCGTTTGTTTTCTCAATGATAATTTCTCTGGAGGAGAAGCGATAGTCCAAGACACCTACATAGAAGCAGAAATTGGAAAGGCAGTGTATTTTAGAGGGAACTCTATTGAGCACGGCGTGAATGTCGTTAGAGATAATCCTCGATATGCTCTGTTATGTTGGTGGACGCAAATATGAGTTGGTGGTACAAAGAAGAAGAATTAAAAGAAGTTCCAGAGGATTACTATGGATTTGTGTATCTCATTACTGATAATGAGACTGGAATGAAATATGTTGGTAAAAAATTCTTCTGGAATAAAAAAACTCTACCTATCACCAAGACTCGCAAACGACGTAAAAGAACCCTTGTAGAATCGGATTGGAAATCCTACTACGGTTCTTCTCCGCACGTCAGAGAACTTATCGAAGACAAAGGGGTAGAAACCCTAACCCGAGAAATACTACATCTCTGCAAAACGAGAGGAGACTGTGCATACTACGAAACCAAGGAACAGTTCGATCGCGAGGTTCTCCTTAGAGACGATTATTACAATGGTATAATTAATTGCAGAATCTCAAGATCTCACTTGAGTGCCAATAAGTGAAACACTAAATACTTTATATGATAGAGGTGATATATGATTACTGAACAACAACAAGGCAGAAAGACTCGCCTTGAGTTGTATGAAATGCTCGATAACATTGCGAAAGCAAAATCACGAAAGGATAAGATTGATCTAGTGAAGTCTTATGTAGGAACGTATCAAGCGTTCGCTGATTATTTGCGATGTGTATTTGACCCCCGCATCAACTTTCTGCTGCCAGAAAGTCGCCCACCCTTTGACCTTGCTGAAGAAGAACACGTTCCTTCCACGTGGCACAAACAGCACATGAAATTAAAATATTTCGTAAAGGGTGGCCCAGAAATGCATTCACTTAAACGCGAGACTATGTTTATCGGGTTGTTAGAATCAGTACACCCTCAAGACGCCGAGATTCTAGTAACGATGCTTGCTAAAAAAACTAACTGTAAGGGACTAACTGAGAAACTGGCCAAAGAAGCAGCACCTCAGTTATTTCCTGCTTAGGAGGTATCGTTACGAGATAACCGTGAAGGAAATATTTGTTATGATTTGCTAACTTAAAATATTAGGAGTCGCCTATGGTAACTACAAATCAACTAGAAAGATTACGCAAGGACAGCGCTGAGTTACAACACTATATTCATAAACTGAATAAGAAAGGTAAAACTACATTAGCACATAAGGTGGAGATAAAAAGGAATTATCTAAACACATATATTTCTGAACTCCAAGACTCCCTCACGGTTAATTAAAGGAAGGTGATCCTATCTCGTGCCCCACTTCGGTGGGGCATCGTTTATTTTATGGCTTTACTTTTTATATAAATTCAGTATAATAAAGCCATCGCTGCCTAGGAAACTGAATACTATGCCAACATATGATATTAGGACCAAAGATGGAGAAGAAAAAGAAGTTCTTTGTTCTATCTCTACTATGGAAGAAAACGTAAAATCAGGAGAGTGGGTTGTACTACACAAAACTGCTTCTTCTCTAGTTAGTCAAACAGGAAGTACTCTAGGGAAGACTTCTGGTGATTGGAAAGACTTAATGAAGAAAATGAAGAAAGGATCTGGTAGGGGCAACACTATTAACACATGACACAAAATAAAAGGCAAAAACAAGAAAGTCATTTTAAAATTCGAATAGATAATCTCCATACTTTTGACCCGCTGACAGTCAATCAACAAGCAGCATGGGATGAGTGGAAAGAAGGTCATCATCTTGTTCTTAATGGCAGCGCAGGAACAGGTAAAACTTTCACTGCATTATATCTAGCATTACAGGATGTATTGGATAAAAATACTCCTTGGGAAAAAGTAGTCCTTGTTCGTTCAGTAGTTGCAACTCGAGACATGGGATTTCTTCCAGGAACTGCTGACGAAAAGCTCGCGCCATTTATACAACCTTACATCGCGATATGCGACGACCTATTTAACTTCGGCGGGAGTTACCAACAATTGGTAGAACAACGAATCATCGAGTTCTACTCAACTTCCTATATAAGAGGTACAACCTTTGATAATGCTATCATTATTGTAGATGAGATGCAGAATCTGACGTTCCATGAACTGGACTCAGTTATAACAAGGGTTGGACTGGACTCTCGTATAATATTTGCAGGAGATTTTTATCAGTCGGATTTTACTAAAGTTTCCGACAAAAACGGAATTCGTGATTTCTTGTCGATATTAGAAGTCATGAAGAATTTTTCAATTATTGAATTTGGTTGGAAGGATATTATCCGTTCTGATTTTGTTCGTGACTATATAATGACAAAAGAAATGTTTATTAGGAGCAATCATGAAAGAAATCATGAATAGGAAAGCTGTTTATGAACAACTTAAGATAGACGAAGGAGTCGAGTATGTCATATATGAAGACCATCTCGGATACCCTACGTTTGGAATCGGGCATCTTATTGTAAAAGGTGACGAAGAATTAGGTAAAGCAATCGGAACTCCAGTTTCGGTTGAAAGAGTTAAAGAGTGCTTTGAAAACGATCTTGATATGGCTATTGGAGAATGTAATGCTTTATTCGAAGATAAAGATACTTTTTCTAATTTGCCTGACGAAGTTCAACAAATTTTAGTTAATATGATGTTTAACATGGGCAGGACACGATTAAGTAAATTTAAGAACTTCATTGCTGCTATTGAAGCAAAAGATTGGAAAACTGCTGCAGCAGAAGGGCGTGATTCTCTTTGGTATCGTCAAGTAACCAACCGCGCAGAACGATTAATGGTTAGAATGGAGAACGTAAAATGACAACTGGGTATAAACCAGAAGCTTCTGGATCTATATTAGGATCAGAAAGAGACATTAAATTACATAACTGGACTATAGCAGAATGTGGTACTGATGATTCTGCTGCATTAGCGTCTTGTTCTGAGACTAAAATGAATGAACTACTACTAATCGCCAATAACGATGTTAGATTAAAAATTACTACTGGCGAACTTGCTCCATATGGATCGCTTACTATTGAAGAAATGCTTAACGTTGATCGTGATAACGAACCTGCATGTTTTTTATGGGAAGACTATGTGAGACAAGAAATACTAACAGTTTTTGACGCAGATTCTGATTTATTTAATGCTGGACCTGTTTCTGTTAATGACACACCA